AATCGTTTCCATTAGTTCTCTTATGCTTTCACATAAGTTCAGACTATATCTTATATTGACACTTTTTCAAATAATCTTGATGTAATTTAGTATGTTCACTTCTTGACACTATTTGTAAATTATCTATATCGTTATTAAGTTTGTTCATATCTTTATGGTGTACTATTTCATTATCTTTTAGTTTCCTACCTAAATGTTCTTCCATAATTTTTCTATGAACTAGATAGGGTTTATTTCTATCTTCACAATTTACAAGATAACCATTAGTATTTATATAATAGTGTTTCCAATTTATTTGTAAATTCATCTTCTTTATTTTCTTATTTATGGCATTTTCACTTCTATTTAGTGCTTCTGCACAAAATTTAGATCCATAAGTTGGATAATTATGTCTTATAAATTCTATTTCATAATCACTATATTTTACTGACTTGTAATGTTTTAGTCCTAATTTTCTACATAACCAGTCTACTTTATTATAAGACACTCCAAGATTTTTAGCCATTTCAGATTTTGTTAATTTTTTAAAATTATTTTTTATATATTCTTCCATTTCTATCACCTTTTATATGGTATCACAAATGGAACTTCGTGTCAATATCTCTGCACTTCGGTTTCACTTGAAACCTACTCTACTCGGTTCGTTATCCTTTCGATAGTCGTTGAACCTTCCTATTTCTAGGCTTGGCTGCTGATTGCCCAATCTTTTAGATTTTTACACTTTGGTACTAAAAGCTCTAAGGGGTTTCCAGCAATTCACAGAGTTTTACTGCGACAATCATTTATCGCAAAATGCTAAACAGAAACCATCATCACAAACAAACATTCTTCTAGGGTGGAATAACTCATTACCATCTCTATCAAATAGTGCTTCCTTAGGTTGTTGTTGCATATCACAACTAACTCTACCAGATACAGCTCCATTATTATTTATATCTGTATATATTCTACCATTCACAACAGCATTAAGTTTGCCGTCAACATAAGTAGAAATCCATTTATCAAGTGTTCTTAATTCTAGTATATTAGAACAAATATCTTTAACTTCTTCATTATCAGAATGTTCTCTAATATATTTTAGTGCTTTTTCATCTGCTTTATCAGTTTTTATTTTATATTTAGCTAATAATAACTTCTTTATAAATTCATGTTGTCCTACTGAGAACTCTTCGCCTGTGTACATTTGTAGTTCAAAGTATAATAAATCTCTATAAGCTATCATATTCTTTCTACAATTTAATACATAATCTACATCAACTTTAAGTCCTGTATCTTCCATCCAAGCAACAGCCCTAATAAGTTTTCCTTCTCTTTTTGTTACGGTTAAGTCTTTATCAACTTTTAACAATGTAGGCATAGCCTTTTCTAGATATTCTATACCTATAACAATATCATCAGCAGCATAACTTCTCATTAATTCTGGTTCTTTTTCATATACATCTTTATAACTAGCAGGTCTATAGTGTTCATCAATAAACTTGAAGTAAGGATCATCATCGTTTAAGAACTGTGTTCTAGTTTTATCATAGTTCTCAATAAGTTTAGATAGTTTACCTGTTGCTTTCTTTTTACCACTCTTAGTTATAGTGAAAAATCCATCATCTGGAAATGCGTTCATAATATCTTCTCTAAGTTGTTTTCTTCTTTCAGCATTAAGTTTTTTAATAATATCTTTAATAATTTTACCAGCAAACTTAGCTTCTTCATCAACATATTTACCACCAAGTGTTTCTAGGCTCATACTTGCGTGTTCATCAACATATTCAGTAAGTCTAGCAACTGTAATACTATCAAACAAGTCTATATTTTCTGGAATAGGACTGCCCCCATTTTCCATCATGTGATAATCATATTTAGCATTGTGTGCTCCTACACCTATATAATTTGGATTATTGTTCAAATTCTTTTGTATAGATATTGTTTTCCAAAATGAATTCATTATATCCTTATCATAATCCATAGTTATAACTTCTTTTACATCATCTTTTTTAAAACCAAATGATACTAAGAATGGTTTAGATGTTATAATATGTAATCCATCAGTTTCAGTATCGTAATATAAATAATTAGGTTGTACATTATCTGCTTTATGTATTAAATCTTGTAAATAAGATATGTCAGCATCATTATGTACATCTAAATGTTTATAGTTATATTTATACTTCTGATATAAGAACATTAAGCATCACCTTTCCACTTCTTTAGTATTAGAGCCATGTTATCTATAATTTCCATAAATCTAACAACTTCATTTTTATAAGCATATTCTCCACACAATATTGTACTATCATCAAGTTTATCTAGCCATTCATTAGTTAAAAATCTGTTAACATCATAGAGTTCCTTTTGTGCATATATACCTTCTGGCTTAATTCTAAAGTAATATTTAGCAACTCTATAAATACTTTCCCCATAAACATAGGATGAAAATACAACTTCTTGTCGCCATCTTCTAAAATTAGTTTTTGACTTTCTTAATATATCAAATCTCCTATTTATAATAGCTTGTAATAGTGTCATATTACAATTAAACGCACTACATAAAGCCTGGAAGGACTTAGTTGCTTGTTGGTAACCAAGTTCCTTCTCAAACATATCAAACATTAAAATAAATCTTATTTCTAAAACTCTAGGATGAGTTTTATATTTTTCTAGCTCCTTTTCATCTAATACCATTACTTATCTCCTTCCAAATCATTTATAAATGTAACTCCACTATCATTAGTTTCGTTTACTGTATTTATCATACTACCTGTATCAGTAGTAAAACTCTTATCAATTTTATTAAATGCTTTTCTAAATTTATCAGTAGGATAAACATTATCTAGGTTTAATCTAATAAACTTTCTAGCAACTAACTTATTAAATATTGCAAAGAACTTAGAATTATCTAATCCAGAAACACTAGATAAGTTTGCTCTTGATGTCTTGCTTTGTCCGTTTAAGAAATTAAATAATGTTGCATTTCTAGCATATAAGTCTTGTAAATCTTTAATATCAGCATCAGTACAAATACTATAAGCTCTATATTCATTTGCATAATCTTTTAGTTTGAATCCATCGTCATCATAAATACTTGTAAGATATTTAACCATATAATCTACAATTTCTTTAGTAACTATTATATTCTCATAAGTTTCATCAACATTAACAAGTAGACTAGCTAGAGCTACACTAAATCTTGCTAGTTTCTTAGATGTTGTAGTTCCGAATAATGGGAAGTTACACTCAAATATTTGATTAAGTTCTTCTGCTTTTTCCCAAATATAACTTTCTACACCTTCTGCAAATTTAACATTATCAACTTCTCTAGTTGCTACCCAATTTATTTTATTTTGATAAGCTTCTTTTGGTATAGGAGTTCCTTGTAATGTATAAGCAAATGGATTTATTCTTTTTTCAACTTTAGGAATAAGTAAAAAACCATCATATCTTGATACATCCTCAGCACTTTTAATAAGCTCCATAAGTGGCATAACACCATTAGGGAATGTATTCAAAAATCTAGGATTTCCGTTCTCATCATTTACTGGATTTGATATAGTTATCATTCTTAATTTACAAGGTACTATTAGTTCTCCACTAACTCTAGAAAGTCTTAACTCGTTACTACTTCTTATATCTGTCATAGTCTTAATAAAATCAGGTCTAGCACCACTAAATTCCTCAAGTACAGCAAGTCTTTTATGTTGTCTAGGTATAGAACCTATTGTATTACAAAATGATCCATCAACCTTACTAGAACCACCAATAAGACCTACAGTAGTTGATGTTTTAAGTGATAAGAAATGACCAAAGTTATATAACTTAACTAATTCTCCTGTTGTTTCAGATTTACCGACTTGTGTATCTCCTAAGAAGAATACATCTAAGCAGCCTCTCATTTTTCCACCATAGTCAAAATCTAGAATTGAATTAAAAACTAAATCACTCATTAACCATATATTGAAGTTCAAGTGTTTTGCTATATGATGCTTAGCACTCTGATATAAATAATCTAATCTTTCTTCTATTGTTCCTCCATGTTGAAATAGTTTAAGCACTTCTTTGTTTGTTATATAGTTTCTATTATCATGTACTGGTATAGACTTGAAACATATTGCTACAAGTTTTTGATGTTTTGTAGGATGTGGATATATTATATAATCTATAACATATTGACCACCAACATCTAATCTCTCAAAACTATATAAGTCTAAACTTTGAGCAGAACCATCAATATCTTTATCTACAACTGTAGTTTTATAAACTGTTTTAAGCTCTTTCATTTTTATTTCTACAAAAGGCTCTCCGTTTGGTATTCCTACATAGCTCTTAAGCTTATTCTTAATTTCTACATCTTTGGCATTAGCCTCTATAAGTTCTAGCATCTGTACTATATTTTTGTCTTCTAGAAACCAACTTCTTTTTTCTCCTTCAAGCATTATTTCACTTTTAGAACCTTTTTCAGCAACTTTCTCAAACTCTACAATGGTAGGAACTGAGTAAGGATCTTGGAATTCACTAGTAACTGTTATAACACTTTTTAATCTTTTTCTTAATCTATTCTCGTTTAATGCTTCCTTTATTGTAATTCTAACATTCTTTTCAATTTCATCTAAATTAAAATGATGTTGTTCAAGCGAATAAAATTCAAATATATCTCCGTTATATTTTGTAATATAATCATAGAAATCTTCTTTCTCCTCTTTAACAACATCACCTATCTTTATATATTTTACATCTTTTGCTATATCTTTTATGCATTTAAAGACATTTACCATACCTTTTTTACCTGCTTCATCATTATCATAGCATAGTACTATATCTTTATCTTTAAATGAACCTAATATCTTAGAGTTAGGAGTTGCTCCTGCTCCACAAGTTAATGTATATGCATTAATTCCTTGTTCTCTAGCAATAAGCATATCTTTCTCCCCCTCAAAAAGATAACATACTTCATCACTCTCTAAAAAGGTATCATAAGGAATAAGCCAACCACTTTCAGCATCTTCATTTGAACTAACCTTTGGTAGTCCTTCATATTTTAATAAATTATATTTTCTTACATCTACAAGAATGTTATTGTAAAACACAGGTATTCCTAGTAGTCTTTTGTTTGAATTATTAAACTTTACTGTTCCTAGATTAAGATCATTAATTGTTTCATCAGATAATCCTAAATCTCTAACTTTATTTAAGAACTTATCATCTGACCATAGTGAACCCTTATTAACATCCCAGTCATTATTAATATTATATTTATCTAGTAATTTGATTGCTTCTGTAGTTGGTATATTGTTCATCTTAGCTATAAATTGTTCTTCATTATAACCAACATTACATACCCAACAATGAAATAGATTTTTCATAGTATTGATTGATGCAGAAGGGTTAGTATCCTCATGAAAAGGACATCTAACTTTAACTTCTTCTGCCAACCAATCTTTTTCCTCAACTTCATTAAAATACTTTTTAAAGTATTCCATATTCAACTGACCTTACTAAAATCCCATATCTTCTGTTTCTATCTCAGCATTAGGGTTTTCAGCAGGAATTTGTTTAAATGCTTTTACTTTATTAATATACTTTTCTTCAACTTCATCAAGACCTGTTTCTTTGTCTTGTACTGTTTTTTCATATTTATCAGTAAAAACATCAATATCACAAATAAGTCCTTTAGTTTTTTCTTGAATTTCACTTGCTGATATTTCTTGTAACCCAATTCCATATAAGAAATTTGGAATATTAAATGGCATATTTGGATGTGTGCTTAAGTTATGGAATACTAATCTACCATCATAAGCTCCACCAATAATTTCCATTTTTACATTACAGTTATAGAATGTACAATTAGGAACTAATTCCCTTAATTGTTCTCCTTTTTCATCTAATAATGCTTTACCATTTTCATCTCTTTGGATAACTTTAATATTTTGTGTCTTAGCAGTCCAAGGTGTAACCTCTTTAACTCTAGCTCTATAAATACCATCTGGAATAGGACTGAAATCTAAATTTCCACCTTCCTTAGCAACATATTTTTTATTTAAACTTGTATCTACCATAATTATCTTCCTTCCTCATATAAAGTTTTTAATAAACTTCCAATTACTTCTCTATCATAAATAAATGTATCAATAGTCTTAACTACACCTTTAACAGTAATTAATCTATAGATTGTTAATGTTCCAAAACAATCTTGATCATATAAATAAACATTTTTAGCAAATGCATTTACTGGTTCTGTGTATAAATGTTCTAGACCTTCTCTTAACATAGTTCTAAGTATCATACAACCTGTATGTGTAGGAGCTCCTAGAACAATTCCATTTAATGGATCAACTTCCTTTAGTTTCTCAATATAGGCTTCACATTGAGCAGCAAGTTCATCTTTACCTTCATTTAATAAATCAGCTTGTTGTTTTAATACATTAGCCATTTCATCATTAATAACTTTGAAATATGCTTGTTTTATATCTTCTTTTAACTTTCTATTATCTATGTGCTCATAAGTTATCATATCTTCGTGATTATACTTTTGTTTCTTAGTAGGTTTTAAGTTATCCATAGCATTAAATAACTGTGCTATAGGAGCAGAAAACTTCAAAAGTTTAAATCCCATATTTAGTTCTTTTTGTTTTCTAAATAACTTCTTTTTACCTAAATTTAAGAAACTCTCAGTACCTATGTACATTTCATCATCAACATTAATAGTGTAATATCTATTAACACCAACTTCATAAAATTTCTTATAATGTTCCATCATCTCATCCTTTCTATTACATTCCAAGTAATGTCTTTAATGTTTTTAAGAATTGGTCTGGATTAGTAAATATTTGCTTATTTTCTAATATACTTCTCAATTCTTCTTCACTAGCTTCTGTTGATAAAGCAACTCTATGTTTTTTCATTAAAGCAACATTTACTCTTTGCAATGCTAAATTCATTTTATCAACTTCTGTATTTTTAATCAAGTCTATTGCTTCTGAAACTGCATCATTTTGTGTTGCAGATTGTGTTTCTGGTGTTATGATTGCTTTTACAGGAACTTGTATATTAGCTTTACCATCTAAACTTGTAACTTTTAATGTAGTTTCTTCTTTAGTTTCTACAACTGGTTGAGCAGGAATTACATCTACCTCAGTTTCTGGAATACCTAATTTATCACTTTTAATTGTAGTTTTTTGCACAGTTTTTTCAATTTTATTGTCAGTTTCTACTGGTTTTTGCACAGTTTTTTCAGTTTTTTGTGCATTTTTTGGTTTTTCAACATCTTTTTGCACAGTTTTTTCAGTTTTTTGTGCATTTTCTACAACAGGTATCTCAGGTTTAGTTTCTTGTGGAACTTCATCAAATTGTAAATCTTTACCTTCATAAAGTTTTAAACCAATACCTGTAGCTCTAGCAGCAACTTTAGCTTTAGCTCTTTGTAAAGCTTTATTTACTAAGTTTTGGTTATAAACTCTGGCTGCTGTATAATCTTGATCTTGTATAGGGAATTCTTCAATAAATTCTTTACCCATAAAAATAAGTTTAACCTTAACCATGTGTGAGAACATTTGTGATGTTGTTTCAGAAACAACTTCTCCTTTTTGTATATTTTGTTGATGCATTTCTACTTTATCAGTATGAACTAAACCACCTTGTTCATTTTTGATGTTTTCAAATACTGCATCCTCATCACACATATATGTAAGTCTTTCCATTGTTGCCCAAGGAATGTATGAATTTCCTTTATAATTTTCTTTTATAAATGGTTCAACCTCTTTTGCTATTTCAGATTTACCACTATAATTTTCTAAAAATACTTCTTTCCATGTTTTCTTTACGTTTGCCATTTTCTATCTCTCCTTCTTAAAATCCAAAATCTTCCGTTTCTTCATCTGTTGCGTTTTCTTCTTTAAATGGTTCTAGGAATAACTTAATTTCACTAGGATTTAACCATCTAGCCCATCTAATTAAACTCATAGGTACTGGATAAAATACTAATTGTCTAGCCTTGTTATCAGCAATACCTTTCTCTATTAATGCATCTAGCATTTCACTTTTTATAACATCATCATCAATTACTGTGTATTTACCTCTTTTAACGTAAGCCATTTTTATCATCCTCCTCTAATCTTTTCATTATAGCTTCATCAATGCTTTCTTCAATTCTAGGATCATTTTCCCAATCTATTTCTTCCTTAGGTTCACAGTATTCATCATAACCAGGATAATAGCTTGGTAAATCCTCTGTTTCAATCACACTATACCACCTCTTTCTCTTTTAGATGTTTTCTATATAATGCTAGATAACTACCTATCTGTTCATCAGATAAGTTATATTCATCTTTCAAGTTATTTAAAGATATATCTAGCAAAATTATACTTTCTAAAAGATTTGTATGTGTTCCTTTAATTCTAGTTATTACACGATCATGTTTATCTTTCATTTTCACTTTCAACATTAATAAGCACCTACTTTCTTTTTATATTTATAACAATCTCTCTTTGATGGACTAGAATATACACCTCTTATAGAAATAGCATTTTTACTTTCTACTTCTTTCCAAACAACCCATATTCCTTCTTTATTTTTACTAACTGAATACCTTATTTTCATATTTGTTTTCCTTTGCTTTTTAGATAATCTAAAACTTCGTTTAATTTATCTACTATAACTTGTTCATTAAAACTTAAACTATCTTTATGAATTGGCATATATTTGTAACAAAAATTTTCTAAAAATATCTCATTATTTTCTTTATATGTTTCTAATTTTTCAGGTATTTTCTTTTCTTCTTCTAAAATTTCTACTTCATCATTTATAAAGTGTTCAGTATTTCTACATTTATCAAATAAATATTGAAATAACCACTCTCCATTACCATTTGAATAATAACCTAAATAATCCTGTTTATTATAATCATATTTCATTTCTTTTGTATCATATTTTATCTTTTTAGGTACTTCTTCACCATTTGCTATTTTATTTAACAAATCTATTATTTTCATATTCTATTCTCCTTTACTTTCTAAGTACTTAATACAACGATGTTCTCCATAATATCTTAAGTCTGTTGTTGTTCTACATTTTTCTTTTTCTGCTTCAATCATTTGTGTTGTTATAAAAGATATTATAATTATAAGTATTATAAGTATTGGAAATATTAATAAGAAATAATTCTTTTCATCATTCATTATTAACAATCTCCTTTAATTCAGTACAACCTTTATAATCGCCATTTGTTGAACTACATACTATTGCAGACGAAATCAAATAAGATAACGAAAGTAATAATAGTATAAGAAATAAACCTAATTCACCCCATAATAATATTCTTGATAATTTTAAAAGTATATCAGCATCCTTAAAATCAGTACAGCCCTCATCATAACAAACTATCATTATTGCACCAACTTCAATTACTATAAATATTGCTATTACTATTGTTAATAATGCTATCATTTTACATTCTCCTTTAATTCTTTTAGTTTATCTAAAGTTAAATCAATTTGTTTTTGCATACCTTGTTCTATATAAACACCATTATTTAAACTTCTTTCATCCATAAAATATTTAGGTATCATTTTTAACCATTTTTCTAACTCATTTATAATATTATCTTTTCTATTAACCTCGTCTTTTAAATCATCATATGTTCTTAATCTATTTGCTATTTCAACTGCTGTTAAACTTGTCATTATTTCTGTACCATCTACTATTATCGCTCTTACTTTTCTATTCATTATTACCACTCTCCTTTAATTCTCTAGATTTATGTATTATTTTTAATAATGGAGCAATATCATCATTGTATGATAAACAATTATTCCATTCATTAGAATTATATTTAATGAATGTTGATTGTCTTATTTTAAATATTCCTTTTTCTAACTCATTTATAATATTATTTAATCTTTCATTTTCTTGTTCTAACTTTCGATTATCTTCTACTGCTTTATTTAATGCTTCTTGTATTCCCATCACTTTTCATCACTTCCATTTAATATATTTAATAAATCATTTGGTTCACAATATAATGTGAAATTTCTATATACATATTCTTTACCATTAAAATGTGAACTTGTTTCTTTTTTATTATTTTCAATATATTCTATTGCTTTCTCACATCTTGATTTGTAATCTGTTAGTTCAGCATTATATAATGATTTGCTATACAATTCACACATTCTATTTAATTCTTTATTTTGTTTCCTTAAATTATCAATTTTTCTTTTGTTCTCTTTGATTATTCTAAAATGTTCTATATTCATTTCTGGATTGTTTAATTTTAAAAATTCATTTTCTTGTTGTAGGTTTGTTATATAATCTAATAATAATTGTGAATGGTATCCATCTAATCTTAAGTCATTAACTTGATGATATTCATATTCTTTTTCACCATTACTATTTTCTATTTTTAAATAGGTATTATCACATCTTTTTAATAAATGTAATATTTCTTTTATTTCTTCTGTCATTTATTTCACATCCTTTTCTATTGGTATGTAAACATCATCACATATTAAATCAATTGATTTAACATCATCAACACAAAAATAATCGAAATTACATTTTAAAGTGTCAATAGCATATTCTATACTTTTACTTAGTACATTATATTTCTTAGTTTCACCAAATTCCTCAGTTACAACCTCATATACTTTCATCAACTCATCATCTCCTTTATATTGTTAATTCGTTTAAGTCTTTTTCACTAAACTCAACTTTATTTAAAACCATCTCATAAATCTTCTCATCAATAGTTCTTTCCATAACTAAGTGATAATAAATAGGCATCTCAGTTTGACCTATTCTATCTATTCTACCAAGTGATTGTCTATATGCTCTAGAACTGTCTGGCATTGAATAGAACACCATTAAATGACATTTGTATTGTAGACCATCTAAGCTCTCTCCAAAAGCTTCATATTGACCTATTAATACATCAAATTCTTTTTTAAGTTCAGCAGGTTTATCTTTAATCTCTCCATTGATTACTATATAACTTTTACCAAGTTTTTCACACACATCAATGATTATATCTTTTTCAACATTGTAATTATAAAGAACACTAACAATATCATCTGTATTTGACAAGAATTCTTCTAGCCAATCTTTTTTATTTGTGTTATCTCCATATTTATATTTGTTACCATACTCATCAGTACCAGTAACACAACCACTAATTAGTGTCTTTTTACCAATTCTAAAAGCACTGACATTGTCAAAAGTTATTTCTTGATAAGTTCTATCTTCTAACATTTTAGCATAGTTCTTAGCCTTAGGAATTGTTATTTTTAGTAATTGAGGATCATAATCTCCATATTTTGGAGCATAATACCTACAACATAGTTTTATTAATGGTTTAATTTCTTCATCAATTAAGTTCATTCTATAGCCTATTATTTTCTTAATTGGAAATGGCATACCAGGAACTTGTAATTTTTCAATTCTGCAATATCTATTTTGGAATAGTGTATAGCTCATATCTAAGTATCCTAGAAATGTTAGTTGACTATATAAATCAATATAACCACCATATTCTTTTTCAGTAGGAGTTGCTGTAAGTATAATTTTGTAAGGTGTTTGTTCTCCTAGTTCTAAAATCTTTTGAGTAACCTTAACAGGACTTCTAGATGTACCCATATTTTTAATCTTATGACTTTCATCAACAATTATAGTCCAGTCACTATCAATTAAATTAGTCCATGTCATTTTAGTTATAATATCGAAATTAACAACTATACAATTATTTTTTAACATATCATCTTCACAATATTGTTGCTCAAATACATTTGAAATAACTTCATTTTTCTTTGTAGAACTCCAAGACATATTATATTTACAAACTTGCAAATCAGTATGTTTCTCAACTTCATCAAACCATTGTGTAACTATTTTTTGAGGGCATATAACTAAAAGATTACTTGTAGGATTTCTAGTAAATCTTTCTAGACTTGTAAGTGTTTTCCCACTACCAGTTTTCATAAATAAACCAATACTAGGCACACTACCAAGTTCTTTTAGTATTTGCTCTTGATAATCTCTTAATTGTACACCCTTTAACATATTAATCCTCCTCATCCCAATATGTATTAAATAAAAATTCATTTACATTATCTTCTGATACATTCAACCAAGACGCACTAGCTGCTTCACTAACATCGTACCATAATTTTTCACATTCTTGTAATGTTAAGTCAAAACCTTTATCAAACAATATTGCTTTTAACATTTTACAATCTTTTACATATCTAACTCTTCCAATTAGTTTATTATTTACAATTATATTATCTAGCTCATGCATAAATTATAACACCTACTTTCTTAAAAAGTTCAAAACTTTTACTTAATTTTGTATATTTTATATTTTTTATTTATTGTTCCTTTTGTTTTTGTTTGTTTACTTAAATTTTTCAAACTTGTTTTAACTCCTAATTTGAATTCAAAGAAATACTTTGCTTCTTTTAGACTATCACAATCAAATAAATTTAGTTCATCTTCTTCATTGTTTTCATTCATATATAATTCGTAAACTACTAACATAATATCACTCCCTCAAAATTCATATTCCTCTTGATAGTACCTTATATCATCATATAACTTGATAGTTAATAATTCTTCTAATGATTGTTGTTTCTTAGGTACACCTATCACATAAAGCATTATACTATACTTTTTATTAGTTATATATAACTCATAATTATCCTCATCTTCAAATACATATACCAAATAGTTTTTATATTTAGTTTCATTAACTTGAAACACTTTTAATAATTTTATGTTATTTATTTCTTTCATATTATCGCTCCTTTTCATCTAATAATTCTCTAGGTATTTCAAAGTAGTTTAGGTCATCTTGATATATAAACTTATCAACCTTTGGAAATGTTTGTTTTAAGTTTTTGCAATATCTTATTAGACTTTCATAACTTGAAATATTAACCTTTTCAATTAAGTTTTTAATATTAACTTTATTCATATAAATTTTACCCATATTTTCCCTCTTTTATGTCTATAAAATATCTTTGATATTGTCTATATCATTTTCTATAACAGATATTAATGCTCCTATAATTTTCTTATCTTCCTCAGTATAATTATGTATAAATCCATTATAATAATCATTAAATAGTGTTCTTGCATTTTCAAATATATCAAATAATAATCTTTTTACTTCATAACTCTCCATATTATTTACACCTCTTCATCTTCAACTTTTACGTTTTCTTCAATAAGTTCAATATTTCCATTATGGTCATCATATAACTCAACACCATATAAATATAAATTATCAAACAATTCATCTGCTTTATCTTCTGCTTCTTGTTCATTCTCTGCTATAATTTCAAATTCATGATAATAATTTCTAGACACACCTACTTTATACTTGTTCATATTTACACCTCTTTTAAAATTCTATAATTATAACCACCCATAGTATTTTTAAATATTCTAATAAGCTCATCATAGTTATCTTGTTCATTATCTCTTATTTCTTGAATTATCCCCATTAAATTTTTTGTATTATCAATAATTTCATTAGGTTCAATATCCCACTCATCTAGTTGTCTTTTAAGTTCTTCTCTCATGTATTTTTCTAGGTCGTCAATTCTTCCAATTATTTCATCATCATTATAAATTAAATTATTCATTAGTTTTCACGCTCCTTTAATTTATTAAAAACATCTATTGCAGCACCTATTTGCTCATCAAAATCTAAATGTTCAAAATACTCCTTATAATCTTCATAATTATCATATACATAAGTTTCAATTAACTCTCCATTTATATAAGTTAAAATACTTTTATCTGGTATATTTGCACTAACTTGCACTTCACATACCTCATCATCAGTAATATCATAAGTTGAATATGCTATACCTAAATTTTTTATATTTTCATAAAAAGTTTCATTGTTTATTTCACTATCTTCTCCAAACTCACGCACATAATACTCATTTACACTATTTTTTATAGTTTCTAATATATCTTTCATAACTAACTCTCCTTTTCTATTAATGATATAAATAATAATCTATCAATTCATTAATTTTATTTTTTAGTTCATCATCATTCTCAATTTTTTCTGTTATTTTATCTATTTGTGCATCTGATATACTTTCTAAGTAGTTTAATTCTCTTAAATCATCATTATTTGAATATACATAATCATTTATACTATCAATTCTGTTTTCTATATAGTTGCAAACATAATCTCTTAAATCTAATTCCATAGTCTACTCTCCTATCTCATACTTATATTTTCTAAAAGGTAAATTTTCACCAAATAAAATATATTCCATATTTCTCTCACCAGTTGCAAAATCTATATTTCCAGTTATCATTGTCCTAGAAACATTACAATTATATAATTCTTGTATTTTCTTTTGTATCTCTTTAATTATACTTTTACAATTCTTTCTAACTTTTAAATCAAATTTCTTTTCATTTTCTACATATACATTAATTATCATACTATTTACACTCCTCCTAATATTCCCAATAATCATTTTCATAATCTTCTACATAGTATTTATCTTTATATTTTAAATACAATTCCTTATTTGTTGGTACTAATTTAATACTCCAATAATCCTCAATTAAAGGAATTAAATCCTTATTTTTAATTTTGTAATTTTTTAAAGCATTATATAATCCCCAATTTTCATCACTATCACACCAGGACATAGCAGTTTCTCTCCAACCTTTCATTGATTGAACATACATTCCCCAAGTTCCACCTTGATAATCTTCTACACCTCTGTAATATTGCATAATCTAACTCCTCCTAATACATATCTTTATCATAACCAAAAGTATGGTCGTCTATTAAACTTTGAACGTATTTTCTTTTATTTTTAACCTTATCTGGTCTAAACTGAAAACCATAGTCTAAGTATTCTTTTAAGAAAGCATAAACGTGTTTTGCTGTTGTTGTCGAATAATCCCAATCTCTACCTAATGTTACTAATTGATAACCGTCTTTGTTAATTATTTCTACCACTTTACTATCATAACTTTGCAAAACATGATGTACTTCTCCATTAAATTCTCCATATAAATGGAATTGATTTCTATTTAAAAATTGTTCTACTTTCATAATTTACTCCTCCTAATAAAAACTACACTCGTCTATTATGTCATAAACGTCCATGTCATAAATTTTATCTACATTTTTAATACAATATCTAACTAGTTATTCTATTGTAATTTCTGAACTCTTCAAATATGCTCTTTCTGTTGTATTATAAATTAATTCTAGTTGTTGTTCTGTAAGTTCTTTATCTTGTTGGCACTCTATTTCATTACATATATCTAAATCCAATAAAGTAATACCCCTTTTTTCTAAGTCTTTTATTATTTCCTTATAGTTTTCCATTTTATTCTTCATAATTAAATTTCTCCTTTTTCTACAAAATAGTCATATAATGCTTCTTGTTCATCTTGTGTGTACATTTTATTAAGTTTTTCACTTGCTTTTTTACAACCTTTATAGGCTTTAAGACACTCTTTTATATTATCATAACCAAACATATTAGCGAATTCTTGTATAGTGTCATCCTCGCTACCTATTACACAATCTTGGTAGCATCTAGCATCACTTAATACACAAGCCAACACACTTTCTTTTGTTATTTTTACAAACTTTGGATTGCATTGATAAGTAAATAAATATTCCCCATTTTTATTTGACAACTCACAGTTGTATTTCACGTGTTGAGGTGTGAATAAGTCAATATCGCTTTCACTTCTACTGTAATTAAATTTTGTTTCATATAATAATTTGTTAATATTTTCCAATTTTTTATCCATATTTTATCCCTCCTATACCTATTCTATGGACTTGTTAGTCTTGGAAACTAACAAATCTAGAAACACTTCACCCAATTAGATCCGTTTCATGCTCCTAGATTTATCAGTTTCCACTGATAAACCGTGCTTGCTTACAAAGTTTACGGCAATACTTAAAAGGTTTTATCCTAGGGCGTTCTATCACTGTCATAGCCCTAATACAAAGTTATTCCTATTAAGTCCCGTTTCTATACTCTACATATATTACTCACAAGCATCGGCGACTTGACTAAATGTCGTTTGCTTATTTTCACATTATAGTACTTGTCAAATATCAATCTTTATATCTAGACAGAAGTCACTCTGTCTACTGTCTTTTATGGTGTAGTTTAACCGATTAATTTTTTTTGGCTCTTCGTTTGTTGTTGTATACATTGTATCATATAAATTTTATAATGTCAATAACTTTTTTAACTTTTTTAAAATTTATATTATTTTATTTTGTCAATTTTAAATTTCGTGCTTTCCTTAGTTCCTTGGTAGGATTAAACTAGTCCGTATACACACGCCACCAACTCGTTGACATATTAATGATAACATATAATTTTTATAAAGTCAATAACTTTTTTAAAATTTATATAATTTTTAATATTTTTGTTTTTTCTAGGTTGTTTGTTTCTAGGTGCTCTGTCCTGTTGACAATATAATCTTATCATAAACGAAAAATAATGTCAATAACTTTTTTAAAATTTTTATAATTTTTATTATTTACTATAATTAACCTTTTATCTAAAAATAAAAAAGTTATCAATAAAACCTTAAAATCTCCCGAAATAGACTTATTTACGCGTGAAAGTGTTTTTTATATATTATATATAAATAGTTTAGATAGTAGTATTAATATACTTATATATTGACTATAAAAAACCTATTTTGTGAAAGTTATCAAAGATATGGGGAAAAATCAATGTTTTATTAATAACTTTTTTATAATTGACCTATAACATTAATAACATTAATAATATTAATAACATTTTTATAAACTTTGAATAAACAAACAACTGTTCGTATTAATTAATTATAAAAAAGTTAAAAAAGTTATTAATATAAAAACATGGGGGGTGGGGTTTGAATGGTGTGTTTTGTACACAAAGACTTCGTGTGTGTTGTGGTGTTCATAAACCTACAAAAAATCTCTCTACTAAAAATTTTTAATATCTACCAAAAAATCTTGAAATAAAATCCACCTCCCTCTATAATATCAAAAGGGAGTTGAGGAAATGGGAAAATCAATTAAAAATCAAATACCTTGGACTAAGGAGCTATATAATAAGTTCGTAGGTGATGCAATCTTGTCAGACATTGAACTTAAGGTATTACATGCTAGAGTATGGGAAAGAGATAAATGGACTATTACTAAAATGGCTTTAGAGTTCCATGTTTCTAGAACTACTATTAACAATACTATTTCTAGCATTAGAAAGAAGTATGACTATTTACAATATAGTAACCCTACTTTCTACCCAAAGAGAGTTACTACCCTCATGGAGAAGAAGCAAATGGTGGATAAAATGTGTACAAAAAGAGTGTAAAGTTAGGACTTTACCTCTTTTTTATTATGAGATAATAACTACAGAAAGGAAGGGAATTTGATGTACGGAATGAATTATAATCCTCAGATAATGAATTATGATAGACAAATTCAAGAGGAGAGGAATAAGATTGCAGAGTTAGAAAGACAAAAGATGCAAACACAATATTCTCAGCCTACGATACTTAACCAGACTATTCAAACAGGTCCAGGTGGACAAGGTATTAGATATGCTGAGAGCATAGACGATGTAAAACGGGAGATGATATTTGTAGATACTTTGTTCGTGAATAAAGCATTTACTAATATGTGGTATAAAACTCCGACAGGTAGTGTTAAGACTTATCTTCTAGAAGAGTTTATACCTAAGGATGAGAAGGACTTGCAGATTGACGCATTAAAGAAAGAACTAGAAGATCTTAAGAAGGAGATAAGAAATGAACCAAATAAGTCAAGGGATAATACAGCAACTAAGGGCTCAGTATCCCAACCAATACAACCAACTGGAGCAAATGAAGAAGAATAGTACTCCAGAAGCAATGCTTAGGAACACTTTAGGTAAACAAAGTCCTGAGCAAAGACAAAAGCTTTATACTTTTGCAAGAAGGTTTGGTTACTCTGATGAGCAGATAAACCAAATAGAAAACCTACTTTCAAGTTAGGTATCAACACATAGTGTTTGATATATAGATTTTAGGAAGGTGGTGAGATATATGAACGGAAACGGAATAATTCCAACAGTAGACATCGGTGCTAACAACGGTAACAATGGCTGGGGTGGTAATATGGGAGAGTGGATCTTAGGTATTATCGCTTTAGGTATGTTAGGTAACGGTGGCTGGGGTGGATTTGGTGGCTTCGGTGGTGGAGCAGGAGCTGGTATGATGTATGAGTTCCCATGGCTATTAAACGGTCAACAAGGTATTAATACTAATACTAACAATGGTTTTGATACTTTACATTTGTCAAATCAAATCGAAGGTGTACGAGATGGTGTAGCAAGTTTAAGTAATCAACTTTGTAACTGCTGTGCAGATATGCAACAAACTGTTTCAAACGGTTTCTACAATTCTGAGATAGCTGCTGCTAATAGACAAATGGCTAACATGAACCAAAACTTCAGTAACCAAATCGCAACACTTCAAGGATTTAATGGTTTACAAAAATCATTAGATAATTGCTGCTGTGAAAATCGTCTAGCAACTTGTCAAACTCAAAACATAGTTCAAAATGAAGGTAACCAAACTAGATTTGCTGATGCTAATAATACTAGAGATATTATTACTAATGCTACAGCTAATACTCAGGCTATCCTTGATAAATTATGTCAATTAGAGATAGATGCTAAGAACGATAAGATAAGTGATCTTGAAAGACAAAACTTAATGTTAAGTCTAGACAAATCTCAAACAGCTCAAAATGCATTCATTGCACAAGGGTTCGCTAATGAGGTAGATCAATTATACAATAGACTTTCTAGTTGCCCTGTTCCATCAACTCCAGTATATGGACGTACTCCAATATTCACTTGTAACAACAATGGATGTGGATGCAACGGATCAAGTCAATTTATTTAAGCAATGGTAGATTACTACTAGCCTGATAACAGGAACTTGCTAGTTTAACGGTACTTAACAGTACTTAACGGAGGATAGCATAGTTCTATCCTCTTTTATTTAATTATTCAAAATTCACAATTAAATCTAATTTTTTGCATAAAAACTGCAAAATTTAACATTAAATTGTTGAAATTATGTAATTGAAAGGAGAGATAATATGATAGAGAGTGTACAAGAATTACCTTTAGCTCTAACTAATAACTCAAGTGCTATAACTTTTACAAATGATACAATAAGAACTCGTAGTGCTTGTCAAAACAACTGTAATGGATGGTTGTGCCATAATCAAGGTAATCCATTATACCAAATAGTAAAAGGTGGTTACTATGAAGTAAATTTTAATGCTAATGTTTCAAGTGCAACAGCAGGAAGTGTAGCTTTAGGACTATATCAAGATGGTGTTTTAGTACCAGGTACAACTGTTACAACTGAAATAACAACTGTTGGAGTTCCAGAAAATGTTTCATTTTCAAAAACTATAGAAGTTTGTTGCAGAGCAGATGCTAATATAACTGTAGCATCAGTACCAAGTGTTCCAAACTTATCAACAGGTGTTGCAATAGAAACAGAAACACCAATAATTCAAAGTGCTAACTTTACAATAAAGAAGTTATAATATGAGATGTATTAATACAATAGATAATTTATCTTTACTTTTACAAGTAATAGATTTAGAGATATTGTTGAAAGATTATAACAATAAAGACTTAATGAGAGAGTTTCAGCATCAGAATAAAGATTATTTGGAAACTATTATAGACCAGAATAAAGAAATAATCAGACTTCTAAAAGAAGGGAAGTGATCCTGTGGAAGAGATAATAAAGAAGGTTGAAGATTACATTGAAAAGAAAGGTAAACAAGAATTCCATACTGTGGATAAGGATGAATTGTTTAAAGTTGTAGATATTTATAAAGACTTAAAGGAGGTAGAAAATATGAATGGATATGGAAATGAATATGGTAGAGGATATGGAGCATACAATGCTTATGGTAACTATGGTGAATATGGTCGTAGAGGTGTAGATGCTAAATATAGAGCATCAGGTTACATGGATGGTATGAGAGGAAGCTATGAAGCTTACGAAGAAGATAGAAACGAGTTTAATGCTCGTGGAAACTACGGAGCTAAGGAAGATGGCTTAAAAGATTTGGAAAGTATGCTACACTATAACTACAAGTTAATGAAATACATTAAAGAAACAGCAACTTCTCCAGAAGAACAAGAAATTGTAAAGAAATATTTTAATAAAGCTAAAGAATTAATGAATTAATGTATAGATATTATAATAGAAATCCTAAGAATAGGGATATTGAAGATTGCGTAATTCGCAGCTTGTCTTTGCTTACTGATAGAAGTTGGGAAAGTGTTTATAGAGAACTTGCACATTTCTCCTCTAAAGATGGATATATGACAGATAATGTAGAATTCGTAGAGGACTATCTAGATGATAGATACCCTAGAGAATGTCATTATTCAAAAAGTGTTGGAGAATTCGCAGAAGAACATCCGTTTGGTAAATATGCTGTTACAATGAATAATCATATAACAGCAATAATAAATGGAGTTATTTATGATACTTTTGATCCGTCAGAAAGAATTATGAGATGTGCATGGCTAATAGATAAAGGCTAGAAATAGTCTTTTTTATTTTAGGTATTTACAAAATTTATTTTTAGAGTTATAATTATTATGTTAGGGTAACTATGTTTTTTCATTAGGTGTTCACCACTCCCCCTTATAACTATGTGTGATACTATTTTTTGGTTATTCTAACTGCTCCTTTTTATTCGGTAGATTAAGTGCACTTAATCTACTTTTTTGTTTACTTTTAATAAAATATATTATATAATAAATGTGAGTATTAATATTTATATTTTAGTACTCGGTTGCATCATCAATTCCATTTCAACTGGTTGGGAGTATTTAATACTCCCTTTTATTGTTGTAAAATTTTTAAATATGGTATATAATTTATATAGAAACTGGTGGTGAAGATATGGAAGAATTAGAAAAAATAAAGAAGAATGTTAAGAAAAAACAAAATGTTCTTCTAGATTTAATTAAGAATGATGACAACTTAAAAAAGAAAGAAAATAGAGAACAAAGGATGTCTTATATATCACTTGCTACTCTATTTATGGAAAAATTTGATGAAAATATTAATAAGACTTCAATAGAGATGAATAGTACTATACCTTTAGGTGTGGATACTTGGAAGGAATTCTTAAACTATCCTGTAGTTAGAAAATATATTCAATCGTTCAGAGATGAAAAGATTATGAATGTTGCTGATAAAGGACTTATGGATGGTGATAAAAATGCTGTTAACATTAAGAAGTCTATGGAAAATAGAGGTCCAGCTATTAATAATTCAAACATAATATTGATTAGAATTCCTGAAAAGGTGGATTTTGACTAATGCATGTTGATGATTTAGTTTTTAAAGGTTATTCTGATGATGGATATAAACTATATAAATGTCCTCTATGTGGTGGAGAAATTAAAGTACATGAGAGCGTGTTCTATGGTAGATGTGATACTTGCTTAGCAACTCTTATTGATTATAAACCTGCCCCTCACCAAGTTAATTTTCATAAATCAAAAGCAAAATTTAGATTAAATATTGGTGGGTATGGTTCTGGTAAAACTACTATGGGAGCTGATGAAATTTCAAACCATGCATTTGATGTAGCTAATGGTAGAACTCTTATAACAGCTCAGTCATTACAACAAGTTAGAGAGGCTGTACTTCCAGAATTAGAGAAATTTTTACCTCCATGGTTTATACTTAAACAAACAAAAACTCCATTACCAAAATATACATTGACTAATGGTCATGAGATTGTAGTATATGCAAGTAATGATGAAGAAAAAATAAGGTCATTGAACCTTACAGCTTTCTGGATAATAGAAGCATCTGGTGTCGCATACAATATTTTTACACAATTACAAACTCGTTTGAGAAATAGGGCTGCTGTTGTTAAAGATAAAGCTGGTTATGAGATAGAACATAAGTTCATGGGTATTGTAGAAAGTAACCCAGAAGAAGGCTGGATAAGAGATGAGTTCCTATTAAGGTCTGGTAAGATATTTGCTAGTAAAAGTGTAGATACATCGTCTTATGATAAACTTAAGACTAAAAGACCTGAAAGTTCATACCATTCATTCTTATCTGCATCTGTTGATAATAAATACTTGCCTAGCACATTTATTGCAGATACTTGTGTTGGTAAGAGTGAAAAATGGATAAGAAAATATATTTATTGTTATCTTGAAGTCAAAGAGGGTGCTGTTTATCCTGAATTTGTAGATAATATAGTTGATCCTTTCCCTATACCAAGCAACTGGTTAAGAATATTTGGATTTGATAAGGGTTGGTCTGATGCTACTTGTTTATGTTGTGGTGCTATAGATCCAAATACTGGAATATGCTATATCTATGATGAATATTATGAAAGTCAAAAAGCAATAACATTCCATGCTAGAAGAATTAAAGAAATGGTTGATGGTGTTAGAATGTATAAAGGAATACAAGCCGATCCATCAGTAAGAAATAGGAATGATAGAGATGGTGTTAGTTATCAACAATACTTCTATCAAGTCAGTGGTATTTGGCTAGAAGAAGGAAATAATGATATACAAGATGGTATAGATAGAGTAAGAGATTTTATGTATTTAGGAAAACTTAAATTTTTTACAAGTTGTGTTAATCTTAAAGAAGAAGCTGGTAAATATGTTTGGAAAACTGATAAAGATGGTATTCAATCAGATGACCCAGTAGATAGAAATAACCACTTGATGGATGCATTAAGGTATTTGTGTATGGGTTTACCATTAGACTTCAAGGAATGTTATAGTACAGATAGACTTGAACTTGTTTTAAATAAGGATACATTAATAAATAGACTTAAACCTGATACAGATATAAGTGATTTTCTGTCTGAGGGTGAAGGTGGAGCATACGGAATAGGTATGTATAATCTTAATTAGGAGGTGTTATTATGGAAGATAAAATAAAAGAATTAACTGAAAAAGTTGATAAACTTACATTAACAATTAATGAGCTAGAAAAAAGAATACATGATTTAGAAACTGGTTCATTAGGAACTGGAGTTTACTTAGATGGCACTCCAGATTATGTAAAAGAATATATCAATAAGGATGGTGAATAATAATGGAAGAAAAAGAACCAAAAATAATAAATATGTCTGATGAGCTTGATAAAGCAAAACCATATTTAGCTAAATTTGAAAAGGCTAAAACATTTAATAGTTCTAGAAAAAATGCTTATGCTGAAAACATGGCTTTCTATCAAGGAAACCAGCATTTATTGAAAAAATTTAGAAATGATACTCCATGGGTAGTAAACATGAATACTCCTTATGCATCAGTTGCTATAGATAATCGTGTTGCATCATTATTAGCAAATGATTATATTGGAGAACTTTTACCTTTAGGAGTAGAAGATGTAGAAAATGTGGATAAACTTTCCGAGGTTTATAAAAGAGAATGGAAAAGACTTAACATGGATGACATTGTGCGTGAATGTATAAGTACTTGTGCTGTTGTCAGAGAAGGATATTGTCACATAGTTCTAGATAAAAATGGAACAGTAGGAACAAAAGGTAAAAAGGTTTTAGGTAAATTAGAAGCATATAGTATTGAACCTGCTAGAATTTACATAGATCCTAATGCAAGAAGTCTTAAAAAAGCAAGATATATTTTTGTTACTGATAGAATAAGTAAAGAAGAATTGGAAGAAAAATATCCAAAGTTAAAAAATATAGAAGCTATTGCAGATAACTATACTCCAGAGGATAGAGGAGAAGTTTACTATGATAATGACTATACAACTGAGCAAGAAGATGTAAAAACTGTAATAACTTATTATGGAAAGAAAAAAGGTGGAAAACTTTATAAAGTTGTTTTAGTAAGTGGAATTATTGTTGAAGAAAACGAAATGAAATTTCCAATATTCCCTATAGCTCAAATAAGATGGAAGAAAGCTGCACAAAGTTGTTATGGTTTATCATTAATGGATGACGTTTTGTCTTTACAAAAGGCTGTAACATCTATAGAGAGTGCTGTAACAAACACTGCTATTGCTTATGCTGCTCCTAGTATGATGGTTAGAAAAGGCTGTGGAGTTGATCCTAAAGTAGTTGCTAAGGCTAATGGTGCTCCAGGTGTAGTTTATGCTGTTGATGGTAACTTAGACAATGCAATTAAACCAGTAGTTCCACCTCAAATAAAACAAGAAACATTAAACATTAAAAATGACTACATTACACAAATTGATAAGATAACAGGAAATACACAACAATTCCTAGGAAATGTAGGTACAGCTGGTAATACAAAGAGTGGTACAGATAGTGCAATTAGTAGAGCAACAATAATAGAAAACAAAGTATTATCTAATATAAAAGAATTTGTAGAAGATGTTACTGAGATATTAATTGAGTATATTAAGAGAACTTATGCTGGTGAGGAATTATCATATAATGATGGTAAACAACCAGATGGTAAATATAAATTTACAACAGTAAAACTTCCAGATGAAGAAGATATGAAGGACAGTACTAATTATAACTATTACATAGAACTAGAAACAAAGACACCATATAATAGAGAAAAACAAAAAGATTTATTGTTAGAAATTTTCCAATTAGAAAGACAATATGATGCCCCAGTTAAAACAGTTACAGTTAGTGACATTATAAAGAATTCTGATATTGAAAGAAAAGATGAAATAATTGCTAGATATAACACATTAACATTCCAAGATGCAGAAACTAAAGCAGATGCAATTACACAATTATATCAATCAGGAATGGAAGTAGGAGTAGATCCAGAATTATTACAACAAGCTATGGCAGAGATTATTGCAAATCAAAAAGATACTCCAGCTGTTCAAGAAGTTTTACAATTTATAGAACAAGCAACACAACAACAAATTGAACAAGCTAACCAACAAATGGATGCTGCTACAGAAACATTAATGGCTACACCACAAGGACAGGCTGATACAAATGCTCTAGCACAACAATTAGAAGGTCCAGAAACAACAATGTTAAATCAGATGGAAATACCAAAAGAAGCATAGAAATATGCTTTTTTCAATTTATTGTTTACATTTTTAAATTTTTATTGTATAATGTTGTTGATGAGATAGGAATATTTCAGATTAGTCATATTTAGAACTCGTACCATAGCGAGTTAAAATAATTATGTGAAGAAGGGAAGATAAATATGAACAATGAGTTGAATACTGTAGAAGATATTGATGCTATGTTAGATAGTCAGTTTAATATCACTGATACTTCTAGTATAGATGTAGATAACGAAGAAACAGATGGAGATGTAACTAGTTCAGACACAGAAGAAGATGAAAATCTAAGTCCTGAGATGAATGAAAACATTGAAGATGATGGTAACGAAAAAGATACTACTAATGAAGAAACAGAAACACAAACACAAAATTCTGATAGTAAACCTAGTGCAGATGATAAAAAAGAATTTGCATTTAGTAAGATTAGAAAAGAAAATTCAGATTTAAAAAATCAATTAAATCAGAAAAATGAGGAAAGTGAATTTTTAAGTAGAATGGCTGCTCAGTATGGATATACTGATGTGAAGAAATTCCAAGCAGATTATGAAAAAGCAAGACTTGAACAAGAAGCAAAAAACAAAGGTTTAGATCCTGTACTTTATGCTCAGTTACAAGAAAGCAATAGAAGAATTGCTGAGTTGGAGCAAAAACAAAAGGAAACTGAACTTGTTAATAAAGCTGCTAATTTCAAGAGTGCTGTGGATAAAGCTGTAGCTGATTATAATCTAGGTGAAGATGGAAGAAATGAAATTTTCAATAAATTAGAAGAAGCAGGTTTTTCTGTAGATACTTTACTAGAAATTCCAAATCCAGAAATTCTTATTAAAGGTATATTATCAGATAAAATCGCAGAACTTTCTAAACAAAAACAAATTGATAAATTGTCAAATTTAGATAGTATAAGCGATGACAAGCACACTGGTTCAGCTTCTAGTGATAGTTTATCTCTAGATGAATTAATTGCTAAAGAAATGAAACAGTATAAGGCCGATAATTTTTACAATTAGGGATTAAGAAAGGTTAGGTGTAAATATGGCTGCTGCAAATACTACATTGGCTGTATTACAAAGAAATGGTATTAGCCAAGCTGAATATTGGTCAAGAAGAATATTAGAAATGATCAAATTGGAAAAATCAAATTTCGTATTTAGTGAATTAGGTACTGAGGTTGCAATTCCTTTACATGAAGGTACTAAAACATATACAGTTCGAAGATATAATCATATTCCTTATGATAATCAAGGAAAACACAGATTAACAGAAGGTGTTGCTCCAACTGCTTTAAAACCAGAAGCACACAAAGTTAGTGGTGTTGTTAATCAATATGGTGTTGTAATGGAAGAAACAGATGTTGCTGCTGATGTTCACTTTGATAACATTAAAACAATTTATCAACCTGAATTAGCAAGACACGCAGCAGAAGTTCGTGAAAGAAACATAATTGAAAGTTTTTCAGATGCTTCTGAATATTTTGTAGGTGTTGGAAACACTGGTGTAAATGATCTTGATGCTAGTGATGTTTTAACACTTAAAGATCTTAGAGTTGTTTCATTATCTATGACTAATCACAATAGAACAGGACACAGAAGATTTGGTGGAGATTTCGCTGTTGTTATGCATCCAAATGTAATGAATGATTTACTAGATGATCCAGTTCTAGAAAAGAAATTGTTAGTACCTGGTGGTGAAAATACTCCTATTAAACAAGGAACTTTAGCTAAATATAAAGCATACGGAATGCATTTTATGGATAGTTTAATTTGTCCAGTTGCTGCAAATTCAAGCGATGTAAACATATACACTTCTTATGTTTTAGGTAGAGATCCTTATATGGTTATTAAATTAGGAAATGGAAATGTTAAGTTCTATGATACAGGATTTACAGCTGATAAAGCCGATCCACTAGCACAAAAAGCTACATTTGGTTATAAAATGTGGACTGGTGCTAAAGTAACAGATCCAGTTTCAATTACAAGAGTTTATTCTGCATCTGGATTTGATGTTTATGTAGATGACTGGTCAGGCGATGTTGCTGGTCAACCTGCTTCACAAAACTAAGAAATTTGATATTATAAGACTATTGAAAAATAGTCTTTTTTGTTGTATAATGATAAAGAGGGTTTACAACTTTGTAATTAACTGCTATAATAAAATGGAAGGAGAAATGGAATATGGAAGATTTAGAAAAGAACAAACCAGAATTAACTGATAAAGATTTAGGTTTAGGTACTGAACCTGAAAAACCTAAAAAAGAAAGTCAAAAGTCTAATACAAAAGAAACAAATAAAAGTGTTAAAAAAGCAGATGATGCTCTTAAAAATGCTGCTGCTACTGCTGCTCTTAAAGCTGCAATAGATGCTAATAGTGAATTAAGTATGAAAGAAGCAGAAAAAATTTACATAAAAGAGAAAATGAAATTCATGTTAGATAAGTGTAAGAAAGACAAAGTCGTTAAATTTAGAGGAGAAACAATATATGCTCAATTTTTCGGTAAGGAATATACATTCCTTTATAATGCCATACCTGTAACAATTAAATTTGATGGTTCAATACAAGAATTCCCAGAATTTATTTACAATAAAATTATGGAAAAAATACATGAAGTATCAGAGAGCAATACTCCAAAAGAAGTAATAGAAGACAGAAGAGAAGCATAGTTTTAGTTTATAGTATTGTTTACTATAAACTTTTTTTATGTTATAATTATTATAAAGAAGGTGATTATATGACATTAGCAAAGATTATGGATAATTCTGCAATTTTTACAGATGAAAACTTTTCTGTAGAACAGATAGTAAGTATTGCTAATAGAGCAATTTCTAGAATTAATGCAGAATGTAAGACCTTATTTCCTTTTTATGCAGACACAACAAGCGAATACACAGCAATTCCAGCTGTTTGGCAATATGATATGATAAGTCCATACTTATCTTATGGTATAAAGATGAATGATAGTTCTTTATCAGAAGCAAATTTATATCTTGATGAATTTTACAAAGCACTTAATACTTTTAAAGACAATATAGGTTCTCTAGTTGAAGCTTATGAACAAGGAGATACTGAAAATGGTCTTTCTGGAGAGTATATAAATAGTATAGGTTATGGTGGAGTTTACGGTATAGATACATCTAATGCTATAAATATGGGATTTTTTGGAAGTAACGGTAATGGTGGCTCATACTAGAAAGTAGGTGAATAAAAATGGGAAAATACCAAACATATAGAGGAAACTCTGAGAATAAGTTGTTTTATCTTATAGACCAATTAGATGGTGGTATTAATACGGATTTTAGTGATGATGGTAGTGCAGATAATGAATTTAAGTCAATAGTTAACTTTAATATGGATAAAAGAGGTTCTCTATATAAACGAATGGGATTTGGTAAACTTAATGCTGTTTCAGAAATTTTTGCTAAGTTTAGCGAAACTCCAGAAGTTAAAAATAAGACAGAAGAAAACCCAAATCCAGAAGATTATAATGATAACATAGTTTATATGAAACTGTTAATAAATGACAATAACTGCTTTAGGAATTTATCAGCATTTACAGGTGATAAAGCTTATAGAAAATATCAACAATTATATGGTGCTCAAAACAATTCATTTAAACTATTATTTATAACTACAAATAATCAAACTAATAAATCTAAATCATGGTTATATTCTTGTACACTTCCAGAATTGGAGTATGATCAAGAAGGAGATCCTACAGATACAGAAACAATAATACTTACTGAGGATATACAAGAACTACCAGTTGTATTCAAGTGGGATAGAAACTTAACAAATATTAATACAATAGAATTCTTTGATAAAATATATTTTACAAATAATAATAAAGGTCTTGTTTGTTTTGATAGAACTAATGATACATTCTCTTACTTTGGTTCTAATATAGGTTCTGAGCCAAACAATGCTTATAAACCAAGTCCAATGGAAATTAGAAAAGTAGGTTTCAATGTTCTAGGTGATGATCCACTACATTGGGTAGATTATCAAGGATTATCTACAGACAGTATTCAAGGTATTTATTTAACAACAACTGATAATAAACCTACAACTGTAATTCCTAGTGTTGGTAAGTTTAGAATTAATGTATTATATACTGGTTCAGATAGTGGGTTTGATATAACATTCAAAGAAGGAGAGTATGAAAGAAGTGCTAGTGTTACTTTAAATACAGACTATAGTACAACTGGATTAAAATGTTATGATGTAACATTCACAACCACTCCTACAAGCAATGTTGAAATAAAGATAACTAAAACTGGTGCAACTATTAATGATTACTATGACTATTATGATGTAGGTGCTGTAGACCCAGAAGTTAAGCCTGTAACAAACCTTAATATTGGTGAGTATGAAATGTTAGAAATGTACAATAGAGCTGTATATTTCAAAGATGATACAATATGGTTTAGTGAATTAAATAACTTCAACTATATTCCAAACTATAACTATGTTTCACTACCAATAGAACCTACGGATAAGATAACAAAAATAATATTCTTTAGGAATGTTTATGTAATATTCACTAAGTTTAGAATATACAAGATGTCAAATGCTTTTGGAGATGCAGATTTCCAAGTAGTTCCTTTAAACTTAAGCATGGGATGCCATGCTCCAAATACAATAGTTCCTATAGAAAATGTATTATACTTTGCAAGTTCTAGAGGTATCTATCAATTAATATCAAGTGCTGCTTATGGTAATAGTTCTAATAGTATTACATTTGAGAATGTTAAAGAAATAGACACAAAAGTAAAAAGTCTTACATCAAATGTTACAATGTACTTAGGAGAACTAACTGATCCAGCTGTTAGATATAACGGTATTAGTGAACACTCTTATGCTATAAGATACAAAGACAAATATATGTTATTCTTCAATACAGCTTATGAGCAAGGAGATATTGCTGCACTTAAGAACTTAGATGTTCTAGTGTATAATTATGACTTAAAAGCATTTACTGAGATGAGGTTTCCAGAAAAACCTACATTTATGTTTATGGTAGATGGTGCTATTGAAGCATATTGTACAGTTCCACAAAAAGAAGAATACTCAGTAGAAGAAACACTTCTAGAATATAATTTTGGAGATACAGAAAATGGTATTGTAGAAGATGCATCAGGAAACGGTCATGATGCAAAAACAGTAGGAGATTTAATTATAAAACCAGGTATTGGTGTTAATCTTGATGGTAATAATAACTATATAAAAACTGGTGTAATTAGATCTGATTTTAACCTTAAGAATGGATTTAAAGTTTTAGCAAATACTAATATTGATAGTATAAATGATGCTTATTTATACAACTTAAAACAAGCAACTGCTACAGGTCAAGCTACTCCTCAAACATTTACTATATCAACTAATTGGGCTAATGGTTATAAGGCAGATTTAATTTGTAGAACCACTCCAGATAATATAAATAGAACAGTAACAGTAAATTATACATTAAAGTACTATAGAAGTTCAACAAGTATAAATAATAGACAAAGTGGTAAGTTCTTATTAAAAGATACTACAAATAACACAAATCTAATAAACGAAACTAATTTCACATTCGACTTAGGCTCAACATTAAGTAAAGAAGTTAAGACAGGTTCTTTTGTAATAAATCAAGGCGATACACAATATAGTCATAACTGGAAACTTACAGTATCTAGTTCATACCCAACTTATAGGACTAGAAGAGAAAAGGGTGCTAATACTTCATTTGATGTTGTAAAGAATTCTCAATTTTCTAACTTGTATGGTATAAGAATTGTAGGTACAGCTGTTGCTACTGATACAGGTTGTAGAATAACTTATACTCCTTATGGGCATTGTGCTAACTATGGTTCTCTTTACATAGGTGATAGAGATTTATATGCGTTTATAAACGGTACACAACATAATCATAGAACTCCTACTATTAATAACGATGGTAATGGTGCTAAAGATTACAGTGGTGGTCAACAAACACAAGATATAAGTTATAACGGACAACCAACAATTTCTATTGATGCTAGATGGAACATAAGAGCAACTATAGGTAGTACATATCAAGAGAATGTAGAAATAGATGCATTTAATTTCACACTACCACTTAGTAAAAATGTACAAGAAACTACATGGCATTCGTTCTCTATAAGTGGGAGCTACAATGTTGTTCTAGAACAAATGTTAAATTTAAGTTATAAAAACTTAGCAATAAAAATAAATAGTGCAAACAGTGTGGATGTTATTTGTAATAGTGAATACACTGAATTTACTACAACTATTAACAGTCAAATGTCATTGTTAGGAGAACACAATATAGAAGTAGATTATAACAAAACTGATAATGTTTATACAGTTATAATACTTGTGGATGGTGAAATATTTGGGCAGACCACTGTTCCACAAGACGCAATCGTAAATGCTAATAGAGATAGTTCAATTCTAGGATTAGGTATTACTGGGTATATTACAGACTTTAAACTATTACTAGCTGATAATAGAAGAATAATTGACTATGACTTTGATGCAGGTCAAGGGACTTATATTACAGATAAATCAGGAAATTCATTAACAGGTAACATTATAGGAACTGTGGACTGGGTTGTAGAAAATGGTATAAAATTTGATGGTAAAAACGGATATATAACTATACCAACACTAAGATCAAATATTCCATTTTCAAATGGTTATTCCATAGAATTTGAAGGTAAGTTTGCTAATGCAGAACAAATATCTAAAATAATAGATTTAGCTTCTGATTACAATACAGGAAGCTTAGGAGATTTAAAATGTAGTATAAATTGTGGTAAACTAGATAATACAAATAATATAACATTTGAGAGTTATGGTATATCTAAGAAAAGAACTAACATTACAGAAGGAAGTATTAATCTTTTAGAAAAACATAAATGGAAATATAATGTTACTGATAATGGTAAAAATTATGAACTAAACCTATACTGTGATGATATTCTTGTTTCAACAGATACATTTAACTATGGCGGTATATCAAATGTTATCAGAAGAAGTAACTTTATAGGTAAATCTAATAGACCTGGAGATGACTTATTCTCAGGAACATTGTACAACTTAAAAATTACAATAAATAAAAGTCCTAATCCAGCTCCAATTTATGAGAACGATATGTTTGAATACGATACATCCTATGACGACTTTGGTAAAGACATGGAAATAGAACTAGAAACAAAGGGAATAAACTTACAATATCCTATACATAATAAAAAACTTAAAAACATATTTATTAAAGGTTTAGGTGGTTATAGGTATAAAGAATTCTTCTGTGAAGTGTATGTAGACGGACATTTAGTAAATGATCCTTATAAATATAACTATACAATAGAAGAAGGAACAGGTACAGTTATCTATGATTACACTGAAATAAAAAATCTAAGTTTTGATGAGAAAATATCATTATTAGGGAATATGAGATTAGATAAAACTAAATTAGGAGAAAGTGCTTATCAGACTAAAAAACTAGTAATTCCTTGTAAAGGTAAAAACTTTTCATTAAAAATATATGGAATGAGTTCAGATTATTTGAGTATAGAAAGTTTTGGTTTCGTATGTAAACTAGGAAAGGTAAAAGAAGATTAAAGAAGGTGAATATTATGGAAGAAAATGAACTATATAATAGAATAGGTGAAACAGACTTAAACCCTACTTATAAAGATGGTCAGACTTACCAGCATACTGATATTAATCAGATGTTAGGTATATTAAAAACTGCTATTAATGAAAACTATTACGATATTCAAAGATTATTAAATGGTGGAAAAATTGTTGGAAATGCTAAGAAATTAGATGGAGCAACTCTTTCTAGATATATTGATGAAGAACTACAATCTGATGATAACAAAATACCTTCATCTCAACAAGCAAAAGCCTATATGGATGCACTATTTGCAGGATATAGTGCTCCTGTTAGGGGAGTAGACTATTGGACTGAAGCAGACCAACAACAAATCGTTAGTGATACTGCTAGTAACGTAATAGAAGAAATAACTCCTGATTTAGAAGAAGCATTATCTGCAAAAGCTAATATTAATGATATTCCTACAAAGATAAGCGACTTACAAAATGATAGTGATTTTCTATCTGAAAACAATTTACAAATGACCAATACAGGAACGGTACAAAACGAAACACAACTAGAAAATACAACTGGTTATAGTAGAGTAAATAAAATATTTGGTAATTCTAGCCAAGCCACTACGCCATCTCCTACTAATCCAGTTAGCGTGTATGTTGTTAAGGGAGATGTTAATTTAACTATTAAAAATGCTGACAACACCTTATCTAATACATTTTTGTTATCACTAGGAGATATAGAACTTTGTAAGGTAGGAACTTATAAAGATTATATATACTACCAAAACAATAAATGGTTTAAATATAAAAAGATTAAAAAATTTATTTTTAATGGTACAGAAAATTGGCAAATTACAAATTCTTCAAATGGTAAACGTTTTCAAATAGGTCTTAGCAATATTTTAGACACAACAGGAACTTCTACAGTAAGTGCAATACTTTCTAGTCATTTTAAAGCAGTTAGTGCTACAAACACATGGAATAATGTTGTAGGTATTTCTTATAGAAATCCAGATGTTAGTGGGTTATATATTTATGATGGTACTCATACAGTATTAGCTGATTTTAAAACATGGCTTTCTAATAATAATGTTACTGTGTATTGTGTTTTAAAAGAACCAGTAATTGAAGAAATAACTAATATCACCTTATTAAATCAATTAAATGCTATAAGAAATATATTGTTATACAACGAAGAAACAAATTTTGAAATTACAAGTTCAAATGCTTTACCTACTTTAGATATGGTATACGCAATTACTAATAGAGATTTTTATTCAAAAGAAGAAACAAATGACATAATATATAACACAAAATATGAGTTAAGTGATCAGATTAATAATAGCAATTATTATGATGAAATAACTTATGTAGAAGAAAGACATGACCATACAGATTGTTATATAGCAACCATCCCTAAATACGATAATGGTAATAATCAGATAAATGTTTATGTTGATAAAGATGACAATAAAACACCTAATGAATACGCTATATCTAATAAAACTACATTAACTACAAATGCAGGTTTAACCTATCAAAATGAGGGTGGTACTTGGAAACAAGGTATTGTTATAGGAAACGGACAAATATTGAACCAAGCTCCTAATGATATAACATATAGAGATGATAATGTGTATATAGGTTTTACAGAAGATAGACAATTATTAGAATTTCAAGCAAATCAAACAACTGCACAACAAATGTTAGATGCAGGTGTAAAAAATGCATTTTTAGTATTTTATAGGTACATGAATAATGGAGAACTAGAAGAACACACTGATGTTCCTAATTGGACAACTGAAAGTCCTCGTATGGATTTCGGTATAAAAGAAAATGGAGATATTATAATACTTGCTTGTGACGGTAGAACAGATAATAATGCAGGTTTAACTAATGAACAAGCCTTAGCTATTATGCAATCTAAAGGCTGTGTAAGAGCATGGCGTGGAGATGGTGGAGGCTCTGCTTCTTTAAATATTAAAGAAAACAAGGTTAATAGAAATATTGATGACAATGGTACGACAGATAGAAAAATAACTGTAAATTTTAATGTAAAAAAAGAAACTGTTAATGCTGAAAGAGCCGATATATATGGTGAAATATCTAAACAGAAACAGTTATTAAATAAACAAATAAGAAAAGATTTGCTTAATGTCATTTATGGAGTTGAATACCAAGAGGGTAAAATGTTTATGAGAATTAACAATAATTCGTTAAATAACCCTGTTGGAACAACCTATGAAAATATGATATTAGAAGGTATTTATAGACATGGAGAGACTGTCAGAGGTCTTAAAAACGATAACAATCAGTTGATAGGCTTTAATCTAAATAAAAATGGTATGTTTAGAATAGTAGTTGTTGCTTCATTTGAAAGCAATAGTGCTGGTGATAGATCTATTAAAATTACAAAAGGAGATACTGATACCACAGATTGGCAAGTGACAGTAGATGTTACAGAGACAGGAACACATTATAGACAGATTGTTTGTGATACAGTCGTTAATAATTCTACTGGTGCTGTAATGCCTATAAAACTATGGAGAAAAGGTCAAGTTGGAGATAGATGGCTAAAAATTACAGCATACTGTGAAGATTTAGGTAATGCTGAAAGTGCTTAGAAAGGAAACATAAACTATGAAAGAATATAAAAGTGAAGTAACTAGACAAGAGTTTGAAGATTTAAAAGGTAATGTCAAGGATCTGCATAAGATCTTTGACAATATCACAGATATTGCTATATCTACTGAGAAACTTGCTGTTGAAATGAAGTACATGAGAGAAGAACAAAACAAAACAGAGCAAAGACTTAAGGCTCTAGAAGAAAAACCTATTAAAAGATATGACAGTATTGTCAATTATATAATAACATCAGTTATAAGCCTAGTTATAGGTGCTGTAGCTGTAATGATTGGCTTGAAAAAATAAAAGAACTATGCTATAATTATGTTGTAATAACTTATTACAAATGGAATAAAATTGAAAAGGATGGTGTATGCATATGATAACAAAATCTCAAAATATAAGTGAACATTTTCACAGTACAGAATTTGAATGTCAACATTGTGGAAACATAAAAATTGATGAAAACCTAGTAAACAAAATGGAAAACATATTTAGTAAACTAAGAGCAAGTAAATGTATTATTTCAAGTGGTTATAGGTGTCCTGATTATGATATACAAATAGGTGGATTTGTTGGTCGCCATGCAGAAGGTTTGGCTGCTGATTGTTGCTATTATGATAAAGACGGAAATCCAATACCTTCAGGAATAGTATCGTGTGTAGCATGGGATTTAGGAGAATTAAATGGTATTGCTCCAACAGATACACCATGTTGGATACACTTAGATAACAGACAAAATGGGTACTATCATGGTGATGAAAGAAAAGGCAATGACAACTTTTGGGATAATCCTTATGACTATTTTGGTATAACAAAAGCAGAGGTTGCAAAATATACTGGAGAAGAAATAGGTAATAAAGATTATAGAACACTATTTAATTTGAATGTAAGATATGGAGCAGGAGATAACTACGATATAAAGAAAACTTGTGAAATGACAAATGACGGTAGAAAGAATGCTTACTTTACAGATGATAATGCTCCTGCAATTTATAAAAAAGGAACAGTTTATACTGCTTTAGAAATAATTAATAATGAATATGGAAAATGGGCTAAAACTCCTAGTGGATATGTATGTATAAAGGGCTCAGATGGAATAACATATTCAGAAAAGATATAGAGGTAATTAATATGAAAGAAGCTTTAATAAAACTATTAAAAGTAAGTTCATTAATATCTTTACTATTTGTTGTATCTTATGTTATATCAGTTTTTATGGGTATCAAAGATGATAAATTTACTGAAATGGTATATATGATCATAATTTTCTATTTTGGTACACAAGTAGGAAAGACAATGAATAATTAAGAAGTCTATATAATAGACTTTTTTTCTTTGTTGTGTTATAATTTATTTAAGGAAAGTAGGTGTTTTTTATGGCAAAAAGTGCAAAGGATTATGCAAGAGAACAGTTGGGAGAATTAGATTTATCATATCTAAAAGGAGAAGAAGATGCAGCAAATAAAACATACGGTACAACTAAAAGTTCACTACAAACTAATTTTAACAATCTAGTAAATCAAATAAATGCTAATAGACTAGATACAAGAAAGAACTTTAATACAGGTAGAGCAACAGTTGCAGAAAATGCTTACACAGCAAATAGACAAAATCAAGCAGACTTAGCTTCAAGGGGTATTGGAAGTAGTGGACTAAAGACTTTAGGTGAAGTTGGAAACAGAATGGAAACAGGTAAGCAATATAGTAATCTAGCCAATAAATTTTATAGTACAATGACAGACTTAGATAATACGGAGAAACAAAGTAGAGATCAATATAATATAGATTTACAAACAGCTAAGAATACTTTAGATAGTGCTTTAGCAGGAATTAACTCTAGAAGAGGAGAAGCACAAAATAACTATAATATGCAATTAGGACAACTAGCAGAACAAGTACAAGGTAGATGGGATGCAAATGCAAATGCACAAGCTGCTTTAGCACAAGCCCAGGCTGCTGCTGCACAAGCACATAGTGATGCTGTAGCTGCTGCTCAACAACAATTATCACAAGCTCAAAAAAGCCAATTAAAAGATATAGTAAATAGTGGTGCCGATGCAGACCACATGAGAGCAGCAATACAGTCTACATTTAGTGTTTCCCCAGAAATTGCTACAAAAGTTTTACAACAACTAGGTCTAGAACCTACAAAATCATTTAATTTTGATATTAACAAACCATATCAAGCTCCAACAATGAATGATTTATATGGAATGTTAGGAATAAGATAGAGGTGATATAAATGGCTAATAGAGGTAGAGAATATGCAGAAGAACTTGTAGGTGCTTTAGATAGAGGTGCTTATAATCAACAAAGAGATGTTGCAAAAGCTACATATAATACTAATTGGGAAAATGTACAAAACCAATATAAGAACTTACAAGATAAACTAAAACTACAACAACAAAGAGCAAATAGAGATTTTGCAGAAGGTTTGGTAAATGTTGCTGAGAACTCTTTCAACAGAGAAAGACAAGGTAGTGGAAACTTAGCTAATAGAGGTCTTTCTGCTAGTGGGTTAACAAATATGTTAAACCAAGCTGATACTGCTCAAAAAGGTGAAGATATTGGTAATTTACTTAAGACTGCTGGTGCTATTTCTGCTGATACTGCTGGTAAACTAAGTCAAGCAACAAGTAAAGCTGCTAGTGAAGAAACAGGACTTCTAGGAAAACTTGCTGATACTTTAGGAGATATAGGAGATGCTGAAACAGCATTACAAAATAGATATAATAATACACTAGCTGGTATAGCAGGTGCTATGGATGAGAGAGAAGCAAACAATGCACTACAAGCTGCACAAAGAGCTGCTAGAGGTGGTGGAGGTTCTGGTAAAAGCCAAGAACTTACTGATGCAGAAAATGCTTTGGATGAATTTTATAGAAAGGCTGCTATAAATGAGGTGCTAGTAAGTCCAGATATGAATGACCAACAAAAGGCAAATTATTTAGGAATTATGTTTGGTATAAATGGTAGTGGTAATATAGTTGATGCATATAATAGAAATGTAAATGCTACAAATGACTATAATACTAGACTTAATGAATTACAAAAAGCTGCTAATAAACAAGAAGCAAGGAATAGAAATGCTCAATATGTCTTAGATCAATACAATAAAAGACAAGAGTTACAAAATAGATACTTAGGTAGTAGGAATGAGGGGTTATATCCTTTGAATAATACTAATTCTCCTTATATTATTGATGATACAAACTTACTTGCTCCAAAAGTGTCATTTAACTATGATGATATAAATGCATTAAATAATTTTAAAAATCAAGGAATAACTTACGAGGATCTTGCAGAATTATTATATGGAAATAGATAAAAGAGGAAGGTGATACTGTGGCAAAAGGTTATTATGAAAAATTATATAATTCGTTAAGAGATGCAAATGCTAAAGCTGTAAAAAGTGCATCTTCTAGTACTAGTTCTGGTAAACAAGGTAGTTTACAAACAAAAATAGATAACCTTTCTACAAGAATGGAAGCTGCTGGTGTAGACACATCAAAAGCAAAAGATAGCAGAAATGCTGTTGAGAAATTCTTAGGACTTCCAGAAAATCAAAATGTTGTATTTGATATATTTGAGTTACTAAACAGACCACAACAAGCTCTATTTGGTGCTATAAATGCTGCACAAAAAGGTGAAGATGCTGGTGCTGCTGCATGGAGTAATTTCAAAGGAGATACAGAAACTAACTTCAAGGATATACTTACAGAAGCAGGTATGTCTGATAGAAAAGGTAAACTAGACGTAGCAGATGTTCTAGGCTTTGCAGGAGATGTTCTTCTAGACCCAATGGATTTAGCTGTTCTTCCTGTGTCTGGTGCTGCTAAAGGTGCTAAGGCTTTGGATACTGCAAGTGATACTGCTAAAGCAATTAAGGCTGCTGATAAAGCTACTGATGCTGCTAAGGCTGGTGTTAAGTTTAAATCGGCAAATGACTTAATATTTGCAGGTGCTGGTAAAGCAATAAAGAAAGGTGCTAAAGGATTAGACACAGGTATTGAAGCAACACTTAAAGCATTAGATAAATCACAAGGAATAGAATATGCTAATGTAGGAGCTAAGAGTGCTGCTAATTTAGGTAAAAACCTAACAAAAGAAGGTGCTGAGAAACTTGCTAAAGAACTTGGTAAGAATGTTAAGGATATAACAAAAAATAGTGTTGTAGGTAAACTGGAAACTTACAAGGATATTAAAGACCAAATTTCTAAGGCATTTAGTACTGCTGCTAGTATTCCTAAGAATATTAAAAACACTTTAAGAAAAAATAATGCTGATAGTGTTAGAGCTGCTAATGAGTTAAAACCTTTATATGAAAAATTAGGTAAAGACATTGCAGACTATGCTACAGATGTTGTAAACGATAGTGAGAAGTTAAAATATTATATAGACAATGGAATTGTAAAAGCTACAGATAGTGTTGACGATATGATAAAGAAAATAGCAGACACTACAGATAAAGACCTTTTAGATATTAAGGAAAAGATGTTCTTAAAAAGAGAAACAACAATGAATGACATTATAAAGGAAGCTAAGAATAAAAAACTTACCTATGCTGATGCTGGTGATGAAATAATTGGGAAACTTAATGCAATAGGTGATGATGTATCAAAGGCTGGTAGAGGTTTAGATATGTCAGTTTCAGTTGATAAAGATGGACTTGTAAAACTAGGTGAAGGTTGGTATATGGTTCATAATCCTTCTAGTAAACAATATAAGGCTATATCTAATAAATTTGGTAAAGAAATTGCTGATGAAATTTCTGGACTTTCGTTAGATGGTAATAAACTTGCTGAGCAAGTTACTAAAGTAGGAAACTATAGACCAGAGGATATAGAACGACTTGATAAATTGATGGCAAAATATAATAAGGACACAAGATTTCACGAATTATATAAGCAAACTGATAACATATTTAATAAAGCTAATGATGTTATAGATAAGAATTTTGGTACAAAACTTGTTGAAAGATATGGTAAGGATAATAAAGGATATGTAAGACATGGTTATAATGCAGATACTATTAATAAGTTTAAAGATTTAGACTTAGACTTTGTTGATGAATATGGTAGAGTAAAAACTAAGGGAAATGCTAGAATACTAAATGATAGAAAATACAATATGTCTGTTTTAGAAGCAAACAATATGTTTGAAGATACTATAAGAAAGAATATGGATAACTTAAATAGTAAACAAAAACAAGCTGTTGAAAAATTATTAAAAGATGGTAGCTTATTCTCAGGTACTTTAACAGGTTCATTTACTAATTATCTAGAAAATATACCAAAATTAGCAAAAGATAACAAAACATTGAACTCAGTTTTAGTCGATGCAACATTTGGTAATTACAAAGAACTTAAAGAAATTGACAAGGAATTAAAAGCTGCTAAGAAAGTTGGAGATAATAGTTTAGTTGAAAAATTAACAGCTCAAAAAATAGATAAGTTAAATAATAGTAACATGAAAATACTTACTAAATCAGATGCAGCCATTCCTAGAGGCTTTAAGCAACTAGAAAAAGGAGAAGTTGAAAAACTGGTAAATAAAGTAGAACAAATAAGCTCTGAATTAGGTATTGATGAAATGAAAGATATAGCTAAGTATATTAAAAATAATGGTGATAAACTTGCTATAAATAAAGATGTAATAAGACTTATAGAAATAGGCACAAATAAAAATGATGTTAAAGGTCTAACAAGATTGTATGATAAATACATGAATTTCTTTAAAAAGAATAAAGTATTATCTCCTACATTCCAGATTAACAACCTTTTAGGTAACTCATCAAATATGTTCTTAGCTGGTATTAACCCAACTAAACAAGCTCAACTTTTCCCAGAAGCACTTAATATAATGAATAAAAGTGATGATTTAATGAAAAAGGCTGCTAACAATATACCACTTACAGCTAAAGAAAGTGATATGTTAGAAATGTGGAATAGGTTTATAGATGCAGGATTTGGTGATCCTAAGTCATTAACTGCGTTTGACCTAGCAGATATGCCAGATGGCTTAAGAAAATATTTTACTGGAGAAAAAGAACTTAAAAGTGTTAAGGACTTTATAAAAGATGGTTTACCTTATTTAAACAATAAAATGAATAACACTATGGATACTATGGCTAGACTTGCTACATTTATAGAAGGTTCTAGAAATACTAAATTCCTAGATAGACTAGGAGTTGAAGATGCTGGAGAAGCTGTAAGAAAAATCTTATTCGATCCATCAGACTTAACTGATTTTGAAAGAAACAAAATGAAAAGGATTATGCCTTTCTATACATTTACGAAGAAAAACTTAGCTTTTCAAGTAGAAAACTTATCTAAAAATGCATCTCAATATAGCAGACTTATAAAAGGTTATAAAGGTCTATTAGATGCTGCAACCGATGACAACAGTGAGAGTGTATCTGCATGGATGAAAGACAATTTATACATACCAATTCCAGGTATTGGTAAAGATGGTTCTTATACAGTACTAAGAGGTACAATGCCTTTTGGTAACTTAATAGATACTATTGAGCATCCTTTAAGCAACACAGTAAATCTAGTATCACCAGGAATTAAAATGCCTACAGAGTTAGTTATGAATAGAAATTCCTTTACTGGAAATGATATAGAGAAATTCAAAGGACAAATGAGTACAAACATCCCAGGACTAACTAAGATGCAAGAATATTTATTAGGTGGTACAACAGGTTTAGATGTTCCTATTAAAACTGGAGTTAGAGCTTATCAAGGAATACAACAAACTATGAATGGAGAAGGTAATCCTCTTAGTGCTTTAGGAAATGCATTTACAATGGAAGGTAATGTTGACACAGATAGAATAAATAGAATGTATGACCAACTAGATAAATTGGAAACAATGATGAAACAATACGAACAACAAGGCTATGAGTTTAGCACTATGGCTGAGCTTAAACAAGCAAATAAGAATTCATCTGTAGAAGGTATTATGGCTAAGCTTAATAAATTAAATGGTATGAAAGCAAATCCATATATACAACAATTTAATAGAATGAAATAAAAAGACTAGATTGTTCTAGTCTTTTTCGTTTAATACAAAATCTTCTGCTTTTAAGTAATCATCTAATGGTGTAATAGTACACTTATCATCATCACTTAAAAATATAGGCATAGTTAATACTTCATTTATCTTTTGTAAGTTATCATTCATAAGATTATGACAATTTATCCTCTGTCTAAATGTAATACCTATTTCGTATTTTAGTTTACCTAATAAGGAATATAATTGTGCATATTCTTCTTTACTCATTTATATTTACCTTTTCTATTTCAGCTCTTATTTCAAGTATATGTAGGTATTCTCCCATAGCTTTAGCTTGTTGTTTTAGTAAATCTAAAGGACAGTCAAGTTCAAAATCTAAAGTTCCAGCTTCTGCTTTCACTATCATTTTATGTAACTTTCCATATCTTTCTTTTAATTCCTTATATTCTTTTACAAATCTAACTTTATAATCTTCATTGTCATTATTCCAAATTCCTAATACAATTTTTGAAAAATATTCAGTTGCATCTATAGCATCATCGTTTAACTTATTGTATTCATCAACCATACCTTCTAGTGCATTTGCATAATCACATAGTTCTTTTATTTTAGATCTCTGAATTCTACTTAAAGCTCCCCATTTACCATAATGGTCATCCCCAAATTGAGGACAAGCAATATATTCTCTTATTTCTTCAATTATTGTTTTCATAATCATTCTCCTTCTTTCTTTAAATTTATAACTTTATTCTCAAACTTCTTGTATGCATCAAGATATATTTCATTTTTATTTATATTGTATGTAACTTCATAGTACATTCCATCAAGTAATGAGGTGCTTATCATTGCTTTTTGATTTCCTAGTTCATAAGCATACCAAACTACATATACATCAAAATCTTGCTTTTCTATATTATCAGTCACATCTAAATGTTTATAAGCATAATTTCTTACTATATCTTTACTTTCTTTGATAAAATCAAATCTATTTTTCATACTACTCTCCTTCTTTCTTTTTAACTAGTATCTTAGGTTCATAAACATCTCCTATAACACTATCACCAAATCTTTTGTGTAGCTCCATGCTGTATAAGTTATACTTCATTATTTTTAATTCTATTTCATGATCAAGTACTGCCAACTCTTTTATTAAATCTACTGTAGATTTTGTAGATAACACCTTTTTATCTTCCATATTATTTCTTCTTTGCTGTACATCTTATTGTTCTAAAAGGCGTACCTTCTTTATAATACTTCATAATATCTATTGTAGGGTTTTCAATACTAAATGTATTCTTATCAAATGTAGACCTTCCAGCAGATGTAGATATAGAGTATTTAAAGTCAGCATCTTCCCATTTACTATCTTCATAGTGTAGTTTAGCATAATCCTCAAGTTCTTTTAATTTATCTTCAATAGCTTTCTTTTGTGCTTTTAACTTACCAACACTATTCAACAGTTGTTTATCATACTCCTCTAAGTCATCATCAGTCAATACTTTTAGTTGTTTTTGTTTAGAATACTTTTCTACAACATCCCAAGGATAATCATCAATACTTCTGATACCCATCATTATTTCAACTACAGAATTAACTATAACTTCAATATCTTTTATTATTTCTTCATTTCTTTTAATTAATTTACATACTGGTTTACCTTGCCACATACCACATAATAGCCATTGGTCTAATCCCCAAGCAGCCATATATGCTTGACATTGTATTTCATAACCAATACTATCAGTAAAACATTCACTAGATGAATTAGAGTATTTGTTTTCAACTCCTGTTTCAACTCCGTCTATAAATGTTCTACCATCTCTTTTACACTTAAGCTGATCATTGAAAGCATACTTGTATTCAGAGTTTCTTTCATCAATAAGTATTCCCATTTTTTGTTCAAAATAATTTAAGCAACCATCTTCTAGAGCGATACCCAAGTTCATTCTGTCTTGTGCTTCATCATCAACTACTCTTTCTTCATTTCCTAAGTCATAATCTAGTTGTTCTTGAATTGTATTAAATCCTACCCCCATATAACTAGACAAACTACTAGCAATTACATCAAATCTTTCTTTCATATTATCTCTCCTTCTTGACTACATTATAACATACACTTTTCTAAAAAGTTGAAAATTAGTCATTAAAAGTTTTTGCTTTTGCCCAAAAACCCTTTCTATTCGTAGTATTTAAAACCATATTTTTCAAGTTGTTTTTCTTTAAACTCTTTAATATCAGAAATCATTTTATCATAGTCATCAACACTATAATAATTTCTACCATTAGTTGCATAAGACTTATCTAAACCTATCATTAGATTAAATCTATAAGGATATTTATCTTTACCTTTGTGATCTACTATTCTTATTGAGTTACATTCCCCATAATCTAGTTTTATATAACAACTAGAAGTGGAATATGCTTCATAGTATTGTAATACAAATCCTTCTTTATCTAGGTCAGATAACAATTTATTCATATAATCTTTAATACCCATTTTCTTCCATCCATTCCTTCATTTGACTTAATATATAAGCACTACAGTCCTCAGTTATAGGTTCATAAGCATCTATATATCTTATCAACTTCTCAACTGTTTCAACATTTCTAACAATTAATCCAATTCCACCATTTTTATTTATTGCATCAAGTTTCTTTAGTTGTAATTTTGTAGGTTTACCTTCATCAGTCTTAAGCTCTAGACCTAGAAGGTAACCTTTATATAAATACATTCTATCAGGTAAACCATTTTGGTTAGACTGAGCTTGGTATCTAGCAAGTTGCCAAATACCTTTTCTTTGCATAAATCTCTCTATGTCTTGCTCAAGTTTACTTTCTTTTGTCTTTGCCATTGTCTTTTATCTTATTATCTATTACTTGTTTAGCACAAAGAATATCAGCTAGTTTTAGTTTACCTTTAACTTTAGTCTTAACCATAATTCCTGTTCCTTTATCTTCAAATTCAAATATTAACTTTCTTTTCTTATTTATCATTTTTTATATTCCTCTCTCTTATATTCCTTTTTACTTCATTTATCGCTTCATCTATTGTTAAATGAAAGTTCCTAATTATCCATGTACTTTCATCATTATAAACATCCTTGTATCCTATAACTGTAGTCCTTCTCTTTCCATCATACGCATGATATGTTATATTTGTTATTTCATAGGAGTTATCCATATAATCAAAAACTATTTTCATTTTATATTTCCCTCCAAAACATTAAACATCTTACAAGCAAGATCATCTACTTTTCCTTTTTCAGATAATTCTTTTAAGTATAGTGCTGTTGCTTTATCGATTTTTTCTGAATTATACATAAGTTCATCAAATTTGTTTTTCATATCATCTATTTGTTTTTGTTGTCTTTGTGTTTTTCTTTGATAGTACTCTATTTTGTTCTCTAATTCTTCTGTGTATCTTCTGTCTGCTTCTAGTCCTGCTAATAGCCCCATCTATTTTACCTCCTCAGCTCTTATTTTAACTATTGCTAGAAATTCTTTATTTGTAAAGTTTCTATTATTAAAACATTTACACCCTAGAATTTTTTCAACATCTCTCATAGTTCCAATTACACTAATATAGTGTCTAATAGCTCTTTCTACATTAGCATATTTATCATTATGATCATCTGCATATTTATGGTATGCATTATTTATATCAGTAATATCATATTTTTCAATAAGCTCAGCAGCAATTTTAGCTCCTGCTAAATGTGCTCCACCAAAGTTCTTTAATAAATAATCTAAATAAATGTTCATTTATACCAACTCCTTTTTAATTTCTTGTATTTTGTCAAATATTCTGTCTATGTCTAATAGTTCATTTAATTGTAGAAAAACAAGTAGATTATTTGGTGAAAAAGCAACTTCATGTTCTGTACACCACGACCTAAATTCATCTATTATAACTGATCTTCCACTAAATAATAATTTTCTATTCTCTGTCATTTCTAATACAGTCTTTTTTGGTTTAAACCATGCTTTTTCTACTTTTTCATAATCAAATCCCATTAATCATCACCTACTTTTAACATACACCATATTATAAATCCTACTAGCAATATTAATACACCAAATATTATTTTACCTATCATTATTTCACCTTCTTCTTTTGTAATCTTTTCTCACCTTCAATAGTTTGTTTTTCTTGTTGTAATTGTTTTATCTCTTTCTTAGTTTGTCTTATCAACTCTGATTTTAAATATATTAATTGTTTTATTTCTTTAACTCTATCCTTCATTTATAACATACTCCTCCTTACAAGCCCAATTCGTAGTACTCATTTCAGGTTCACTTATCATAGGTATAGACCTAATAACATCAGTAACATCTTCCATTATTCTTTTAACTTCCTCTATAACAAACATCTCATCATTAGCTACAGCTACCATTAACTCATCATGTATTGGTAAAACTAGTCTAGACTTCAAATTATTCTTTGTTAAATACTCCCAAACTTTTATCTCAAAAGTCTTAACCATATCTGCACAAGTACCTTGTATTAAGTAATTACAAGCTCTGTAGTAAAACCTACTATCATCCATATAGTATCTTCTACCATATAAGTTTTCTACATAACCATATTGACTTAAATGTTCTGTAACCCATTCTTGATACTCTCTAATTTTAGGAAAAGATTTATAAAAGGCTTTGTCTAATTTCTCTGCTACATCTCTAGAAACATCTAGTGCGTTCATTAATGCATCAACTCCACCTTGATAAACTTTCAAGAAGTTTGCTCTCTTTCCTAGTTTTCTATGATGTTTGAATTCTGGAGTACCTTCTTCTAATTCTGGGAATGCATTTTTAGTAGTTGCACTATGTAAGTCTGTAGGTATCCATTCTTTTCCAGTCATACATTCATACCATTGGTGTTTAGCATAATTTTTTATATGCTCAGGATTTTTATAATCAAATTTAGTAGAATTCTCATTATAACAGTTATAAGGCATATAAGCTCTACACATTAACAAATCTGGTTCACTAGCATGAATAATAGTATAGTATGCTTGTACTCTCAATTCCATTTGACTTTCCAAATATGTTACGAACTAATCGTTTCCATTAGTTCTCTTATGCTTTCACATAAGTTCAGACTATATCTTATATTGACACTTTTTCAAATAATCTTGATGTAATTTAGTATGTTCACTTCTTGACACTATTTGTAAATTATCTAT